AAATTGAAGAGAAAAACAAACAAATAAAATTTTCAGAAGGAAATATACTAAACCAAAAAAGTATTGTTTTAGATAATGCTTTTGGTGGTGATGAAACATTATCAAAAGAACAAACTTGTAGTGATAAATTAGCACAAGCATATAAAGCATACACAACAGTTGATAGTCCAAAATTAACATCTATAACATTTGCTGACGCTAAGAAAAAAATATTTGATGGTATAACAGCTAGTTTCCCATCTTTATCAGAACAATCAACAAATGAGTTTATGATATTTATATTTACAAGTATGTATGTAGATTCTGGAACTAAAACAGGGTTTTCAGCTTACGAAAATAATTACTCAACAATACCACTTTCAGATACATATGGGGCTGCCGGTAATAAGTACTTTAATTCAAAATACATCTGTGTTGATAAAGGTGATAATATAAACAATATACCGTTGGCAGCCTTTAATTCTTTTGAAGATTATTTGAATTTCTTTATCTCAAAATTTGCTGGAAAATTAACAACATTAAAAAATGCAGATATTAAAAAATATGCTGAGGTTTATGTTCTAAATTGGCCAATTGAACAACCAAGAGATGTTTATGATAAATTACTTGAGGAAGATAAGAAAAGATTAGAAGATAAGTTTACTGAAGGTTATGATTTAATCGTATCATCAAATCCAGTACCAGGTTTAAGTCTTACATCAGCAGGTAATTAATTTAAAACTTTTTTAAAAATAAAGATATTTATATATAAATTAAAATTATGAACACAAAATTAATATTAGATAATTACCTTGGTAAAAATACCAGAATGTCTGAAAAAGATATGGGTAATGGAATGAAACAAGTATGTGATTTAGATACTGGTGATTGTTACGTCGTAAAAGAAAAAGACGGTTTAATTGAACGAGTTGATAATACTATGAAAACGAACAAAAAAATCCAGGATGAAACAAAAACTGGTATAAAAACTTTATTAAACGGTTAATATAATGAGTGTTGAAAAAAAAATACTAGAAGAAATTTATAGATACAAAAGTATCAATAAATATTTAAATGAACAAGAAGTTCCCCCACCACCAGGTGATGTTCCTCCTCCGGGTGGTGATGTTCCTCCTCCTCCGGGTGGTGATGTTCCTCCTCCTCCGGGTGGTGCTCCACCAGCAGGTGGCCCGGCTCCAGATGCTGCGGCAGGTGGTCCGGCTCCGGTAGATCCAGCGACTGACCCAGATGTTGAAGAAGTTGGTAAAGAGGGTGATGAAACTGAAGAATTAGATATTACAGATTTAGTTAATTCTCAAAAAAATATTGAAACAAAACAAGAAGAGTACTTTGAAAATCTTTTCAATCAGATTAAAGGTTTGGAAGACAAACTGAAAGAAATGGATAATATTGTTTCATCATTAAATTCTTTGGAACAAAAATTTGATAAGTTTAGACCAAAAACCGCTCAAGAAAAATTAGAATTGAGAAGTTTAGATTCAGGACCATTTAAACAAAAATTATCAGATTTCTTTGCTGATAAACAAGAAGAAATGGAAAAAAGTGGCAAAAATGAATATGTCTTAACAACTGATGATGTTGAAGATTATTCACCAAATGAAATTGAAGACACTTTTAATGATTGGAGTGATGATGAAAATTTTAACAAATAAGGTTTAAGGTCGTAATTTGCGACCTTAAACAATTTTTTTTAATACCCTATTGACTGCGACACAAATTTTAATTATAATTTCTATTGTAAACTTTTAAAAACAAATATAAAAATGGCGACAAACAATGTTTTAGACGCGGTTCTCTCACAGTACGAGAACTCAAAATCTGGAGATTACACATCCGGATCAAAAATGTCTCAAGAAGACAGAATGAAAAAGTATTTTGCTGCAATACTTAAAGACAACGAAAAGCAAGCACAAAAGAAAATCCGTATTTTACCTACTCCGGACGGATCTTCACCTTTTAAAGAGGTATGGTTTCACGAAATTCTTGTGGACGGAAAATGGCAGAAATTTTATGATCCAGGAAAAAATGACAATGAACGCTCACCTTTAAGTGAAGTTTATGATGTCCTTATGTCAACTGGTAAAGAATCTGACAAAGAATTAGCAAAACAGTATAAACCTCGTAAGTTTTATATTGTTAAGGTAATTGACCGTGAAAACGAACAAGATGGGCCTAAATTCTGGAGATTCAAACACAACTACAAACAAGAAGGGATTTTTGATAAAATTATTCCTATCTATAAGGCAAAAGGTGATATTGCTGACGCTGACAAAGGAAGAGACCTTATTTTAGAATTGACAAAAGCTAAAACACCAAAAGGTGCATTCTACACTGTAATCCAAACAGTTATGTATGACGACCCATCTTCGGTTCACGAAGATGAAGAAACAATGGCAGAATGGATTGCTGACGAACTTACTTGGGAAGATGTTTATTCTAAAAAACCTACTGAATATCTTGAAGCTATTGCTCGTGGTGAAACACCAAGATGGGATACTGATGCTGGAAAATATATCTATAGCAACACATCTGAAGAAGAAATCTCAATAGGTGGTGGTAAAACAAAAACTCAAACAAAAGTTGAGGACCCACAAGCTAATGATGAAGTTGATGAGGAATTACCATTCTAATATTAATTAACTTGGACATCTACTTAGACAAGATGTCCAAGTTTTTAAAATTCATATATGAACAAGAAAGTATTGTGTTTTACACCAAGTTACAATAGGTTTAAAATGTTAAGGGGTTGTATCCAAGATATTGCAACCCAAAGTTATGAGAACATATTCCATAGTATTAACGTTACACTTGATCAACGAAATTTTAATATTAATAATGTTAATGTTTTAATTCATGACTTGAAAACTGAAAAAAATTCATTTATATTTTCAGTAAATAACCATCAACACACAAATCATATGAAAGCTATATTTGCTGTTGAAGATTATGAAACATATGATATTTTTGTGAAGATTGATGATGATGACATTTACAAAAAAGATTATATCAAGACAATAGTTGATTATTTTGATAATAATGATGTTGATGTTTTATCATCAAGAATCAAATATCAATTAAATGGAAATTTATTAAGAAGAGGTAATTATCATAATTTGGGAGCAAATCCAGAAGGGTGTGATTTTAAAATACCGGCAACATTTGCCTTTAACCTTAAAGCACTGAACTTAATAAAAGACATTACTTCAATTTATGGTTTTGAAGATAATATGTGGAGAGATAGTTGGTGTAATAAATGTAAAATAGCAGAAGTTGATAATACTGAAAATATGATTTGGTACATTCACGGTAAGAACACATCAACTTCTGACTTTTTAATAAAAAATTAAAAATATGGCAATTAAGAAAAAAGATTTTAGTTCAATTAAGAAAAAATTCTCATCTGATGCAAAATACAAACCACAAAGGTATTTTGATTTAGGTGAGTCATTCCTTGACGCGGTTGGTCTTCCAGGACCTGCTATGGGACATATAAATATGTTTTTAGGACACTCGGACACTGGAAAAACAACAGCACTTGTAAAAACTGCTGTTGACGCACAAAAGAAAGAAATTCTTCCTGTGTTCATTATTACAGAACAAAAATGGTCGTTTGACCACGCAAGATTGATGGGTTTTGAATGTGAAGAAGTTGTTGATGAAGAAACTGGTGAGTTAGGTTGGGACGGGTTCTTCTTATTTAATAATAATTTTAGTTATATAGAACAAATTACAGAATATATAAATGAATTATTAGACGCACAAGAAAAGGGTGAGTTAGACTATTCACTATGTATTATGTGGGATTCAGTTGGTTCAGTTCCGTGTAAAATGACTTATGAGGGTAAAGGTGGTAAACAACACAATGCGAGTGTATTAGCCGACAAAATTGGTATGGGAATCAATCAAAGAATATCCGGATCAAGAAAAGCAGATTCAAAATATGAAAACACTTTAATTATTGTAAACCAACCTTGGGTTGAATTACCAGATAATCCATTTGGTCAACCAAAAATTAAAGCAAAAGGTGGTGAAGCAATTTGGTTAAATTCATCTTTAGTATTTTTATTTGGAAACCAAAAAGGTGCCGGTACAACAAAAATTACAGCAACAAAAGACAAAAGAACTGTTAAGTTTGCTTCAAGAACAAAAGTATCTGTTATGAAAAACCACATAAATGGACTTGGTTTTGAAGATGGTAAGATTATTGTAACACCACATGGGTTTTTACCTGGAAAAGATGCAACAGAAGAAAAGAAATCAATTGAGAATTACAAAAGTGAATATGCAGAATATTGGAAAACAATTATCGGAGTTGATGGTGAATTTGATTTAAAAGAAGAAAAGGTATATGAACAAGAATAAATTAAAAGTTATTTCATTATTTTCCGGATACGGAACACAAGAACTAGCATTGAAATATGTTGGGGTTAATTATGAAAATGTTGCAAATTGTGACAACTTCAAACAAGCAAATGAGTGTTATGATGTTTTACATCAATCACAAATGGGTAATTTGGGGGACATAACAAAAATTGACCACAATAATTTCCCACAATGTGATTTATTAACATATTCATTCCCTTGTCAGGACATTTCAATTTCCGGAGTCCAAAGAGGAATTAAAGAAGGAACTAGAAGTGGATTGCTATTTGATGTTGAAAGAATTTTGTCAACAAATAGACCAAAGTATTTGTTAATGGAAAATGTTAAAAATCTAATCTCAAAAAATCATTATGAAAATTTTAAAAAACATATCTATTTTTTAAGAGGTCTTGGTTATACGTCATACTGGAGATTACTTAATGGTGCTGACTTCGGTTGTCCACAAAACAGAGAAAGAGTATTTATGATTTCAGTTTTAGATGGTGAAAGAGAAGATGTAAAACAAAGAATGGAAAACGTTGACAACCACAAAAAAACAAGAATACCAATGAGACCGTTTATTGAGGATACACAGGACCCAGAATTGTTTATTGATTGTCCATATACAATACACCAACCAAAAGGAAATACGGTATGTAGATTGATTGCAAGACGAGATGATATAAGTTATGATCAATCAAGAAGGATTTATTCTATTGATGGTTGTTCACCTTGTCTTACAACAAGTGGATCCCCACAAATTATGACCGAAGACGGTAGAGTAAGAAATATTACAGCAAGAGAAGGGTATAGATTTATGGGTGTTCGTGATGAAGATATTGATTTATTATTAACAACATCACTATCAACAAAAGGACACGTATCACTTGCTGGAAATTCAATATGTGTTCCAGTAATGGAGGCAATATTTAGTGAGTTCCTTAATGATTACATTGTAGAAGAAGAACCAGTATTGTCAAACCAATCAAACGAAGAATTAAATGACTAAAACTTTATTGGTAGATGGTAATAACCTTCTAAAAATCGGTTTCCACGGTGTTAGAGACTTTTTTAACAAAGGTGAACACGTTGGTGGTACTTGGCATTTTTTAAACACTCTAAGAAGATTTTTAGAAGAAAATAATTACAATAAAGTTGTTGTGTTTTGGGATAGTGAAACCGGCTCATCACAAAGAAGAATTATATACCCAAAATACAAATTAAATCGTAAACAAAAAGACGACGAAGATTTTAAAGAACAATCTTTTTTAAAACAAAAAGAAAGGGTAAAACAATACCTTGAAGAAATGTTTGTAAGACAATTAGAAGTTGAACAATCAGAGGCCGATGATTTGGTTGCTTACTATTGTCAAATATCCCAGGATGAAGATAAGACCATTTTTTCTTCTGACCGTGATTTAACACAACTTATTTCTGATAGGGTCTCTATATACTCACCACAACATAAGAGATATTATAAATTGGGGGATGGAATTAAGATGGACTCATCTGAAATCCCCCATTATAATGTTAAAACCTATAAAATATTAACCGGTGATAGTTCGGATAATATTGATGGTATTTTTTATTTGGGTGAAAAAACATTTCTTAAATTATTTCCAGAAATACTTGAAAGTGAGGTTAAATATACCGATATTTTAACAAAGGCTGAACAGTTATTAACAGAACAAAAAGGAAATGTTGCCTTACAAAATCTACTTAGTGGAAAAACCAAAGAAGGGATTTTTGGAGAAGAATTTTTTATCATAAATGAGAAATTGGTGGACCTTGCGAACCCACTTATTTCAGATGAAGGAAAAGAACTGGTTAGTTTATATTACTCGGAGTCATTGGATCCAGACGGAAGAGGACATAGAAACTTAATTAGGATGATGATGGAGGACGGGTTCTTCAAATTTCTACCAAAAGGTGATGACGCTTGGGTAAATTTTTTAAGACCATTTTTAAAACTATCAAGGAAAGAAAAAACAAATTTTAGAAACAAACCAAAAAAGTAAAAAAATGAGAGAACAGGATGTAACAAAAGTTGAATTTTTGTTAATGTGTAACGACAACATTGTAGTACAAAGATTCTTCAATGTAAAAGGGTTTAATAAAAGTGCCCACAAATCAGAAGAGTTTTATGACTACATTAAGTCTTTTTGTAACTCCCTACAAAATGATTTAAAGATGAGGTCCGTAGTTTATATGTTGGAGAACCAATATGAGATTATGGAAAATCCGGAAGTATTAAATACTTCAATTACGGAGGGAGATGAAAATTTTAACCTTTATATTAAGGTAGAAAACCTGACAATTTGTCAGAGGTCATTTGACGCAAAAGTATACCCACCAAAGGTGAGATATACCGTAGACCTACGTCCAAAGCTGAAAAGTATATTGTCGGAACTTACTGACATTTTTTCAGATAAGAAATTTAATTATTTTTATCCACAATTTATCTAAAAGTAGTAGTATTTATCATTACTAACAGAAGGAAAAATATATGGCGACTAACAAAAACTTTGAGTATCTCGGAAACAATTTTCAAATTCAATTACTTAACCAAATTATTGTAGACAAAGAATTTTCACATTCAATCATTGATGTAATTGAGAATAGTTATTTTGAAAACAAATATTTCAAAATCATTATTCAAATGGTAAAAGAGTATTATAAAAAATACGACCACACACCATCATTTGATACTCTGGAACAAGTAGCCAAATCCGAATTACAACAGGAAACTGCTATTAAAGTTGTTCTTGATACTATTAAGAAAATCAAGGATGCGCCTATTGAGGGAGTGGATTTCGTACAAGAAAAAGCACTTAAATTCTGTAAACAACAAGAGTTACAGAAAGTGATGAAAAAGGCACAAAAAATTATTGATGGTGGAGAGTTTGAGAACTATGACACCCTAGAAGAATTAGTAAGAGAGGCCTTATTGGTTGGTTCAAAAGACACAAGTGCAATGGATGTCTTTTCAAACCTAGACCAAGTGCTAGATGACGACTACAGACACCCAATCCCAATGGGTATACCTGGAATAGATAGACTGTTAAAAGGAGGATTGGCAAAAGGTGAAATTGGTGTAATACTTGCACCAACCGGAGTAGGAAAATCAACTCTAACAACAAAGATTGCAAACCACGCATTCAACCTTGGATTTAATGTTCTTCAAATCTTTTTTGAAGACAACCCAAAAGTGATACAAAGGAAACATTTTACTCTTTGGACAAAGATTCACCCTGACGAATTGTCAGACAAAAAAGATGAGGTGATGAAAAAAGTAAAAGAAATCAAGGAAACTATGCAAAACGAGTTGATTTTGAAAAAATTACCATCTGACACCAAAACAATGCTTCAGATTAAAAATGAAATCAGAAAGATGATTGCTGACGGTATTAAGATTGATATGGTTATCTTGGATTACATTGATTGTGTTGTTCCGGATAAAAACCTAGGAGACGAATGGAAGAGTGAAGGATCTGTAATGAGAGCTTTTGAAGCGATGTGTCATGAACTAAGTATAGTTGGTTGGACCGCAACACAAGGTAATCGTTCATCAATATCTTCAGATGTTGTAACAACAGACCAAATGGGTGGGTCAATTAAGAAAGCACAAGTAGGTCACGTTATTATAACAGTAGCAAAGTCATTACAACAAAAAGAAATGAAACTTGCCACAATAGCAATTACCAAATCTCGTATAGGGGATGACGGTGTGGTATTTGAAAATTGCAAATTTGATAATGCAATGCTAGATATTGATACAGAATCTACAACAACATTCTTAGGTTTAGAAGAACAAAAAGAGGAAAGACAACGACAAAGGGTTAAGGAATTGTTGGAAAAGAGACAACAAAAAGAAAAACAAAAATCAGTAGAAAATTAAAAATAAAATAATTAAATTTGTAAATATGGATATTTCACAAAAAATATTAAGCGATATTACAGTATATATGAAATACGCTAAATTCGTCCCTGAATTAAATAGAAGGGAGACGTGGGAAGAATTGGTGACAAGAAATAAAGAAATGCACCAAAAAAAATACCCACATATTAAAGACGAAATTGAAACCGTCTATAAAATGGTATATGATAAGAAAATCTTACCATCAATGAGATCATTACAATTCGGTGGTAAACCAATTGAAATCTCACCAAACAGAGTTTATAACTGTGCTTACTTACCGGTAGACCACACAGACGCATTTTCAGAAACAATGTTTTTATTGTTAGGTGGAACCGGCGTTGGGTTTTCAGTACAAAAACATCACGTTGATAAATTACCAGAAATTAAAAAACCAAACCCAACAAGAACAAGAAGATACTTAATTGGAGATTCTATTGAGGGATGGGCTGATGCGATTAAAGTGTTGATTGAGTCTTATATGGGAACTAAATCTTCAACACCTATATTTGACTTTTCAGATATTCGTCAAAAAGGAGCTCTTCTTGTAACATCAGGAGGAAAAGCACCAGGACCTCAACCATTAAAAGATTGTATTCATAACATTACAAAGGTGTTTGAAAACAAAAATGATAGTGAGAAATTAACACCAATTGAAACACACGACATTGTTTGTCATATTGCTGATGCTGTACTTGCCGGCGGTATTCGTAGAGCGGCTTTAATTTCATTATTTAGCGCTGATGATGAAGAAATGATTTCTTGTAAATCCGGAAACTGGTGGGAATCAAATCCACAAAGAGGTAGAGCAAATAATTCGGCTGTTCTATTAAGACATAAGGTAACACAAGAATATTTTATGGACCTTTGGAAAAGAATTGAATTATCTGGAGCTGGAGAACCTGGAATCTATTTATCAAACGATAAAGATTGGGGAACAAACCCTTGTTGTGAGATTGCCCTTCGTCCTTACCAATTCTGTAACTTATGTGAGGTGAATGCTTCAGATTTAGAATCTCAAGAAGATTTTGAGAATAGAGTTAAAGGGGCGGCCTTTATTGGAACATTACAAGCTGGTTATACTGACTTCCATTATTTAAGAGACGTATGGAAAAGAACAACAGAAAAAGACGCTCTTATTGGAGTTGGGATGACAGGTATTGGTTCTGGAGTTGTATTAGGTTACGATATGAAAGCAGCAGCAAACGCGGTTAAAGAAGAAAACGAAAGAGTTGCAACTTTAATTGGTATTAACAAATCTGCAAGAACAACAACTGTTAAACCATCTGGCACCTCATCATTAGTATTGGGAACATCATCTGGTATTCACGCTTGGCATAATGATTATTATTTAAGAAGAATCCGTGTTGGAAAGAATGAAGCAATATATTCATATCTTGCAATCAATCACCCGGAACTTGTTGAAGATGAATATTTTAGACCACACGATACCGCTGTAATCACAATTCCACAAATGGCACCAGAAGGGTCAATTTTGAGATATGAATCTGTATTCCAAATGTTGGAACGAGTTAAAAAAGTATCACAAGAATGGGTTAAATCTGGACATAGAACCGGTCAAAACACACACAATGTATCAGCAACAGTTTCAATTAAAGAAGATGAGTGGGAATTAGTTGGTGATTGGATGTGGAAAAATAGAAAATTCTATAACGGATTATCAGTTTTACCTTATAATGGAGGTACTTACACACAAGCACCTTTTGAAGATTGTACAAAAGAAGATTTTGAAAGATTGGTTCTAACGTTAAAGAATGTTGATCTTACAAAAGTAATTGAGTTACAAGATAATACCGATCTTCGTGGTGAAGCAGCTTGTGCTGGAGGTGCATGTGAAATTGTTTAATTATGAAAGTAACCTGGGGTAATGACATAACGCTAACATATCAAGTATTGCTAGCGTTTTATAACCAAAGAAAAATTAATTAAAATGAATGTAAATGCATCAAAAGATTGGGTCCAACAATTATACGTTCAGGAGATAACAAAAAAAACTCCAGAACCAGATTTCTATAAAGATAAATTTGGAAATATTGTAATGACCGAATCTTTTCATATAAAACGTGGCAAATGCTGTGGCTCAAAATGCAAACATTGCCCTTATGAGCCCTCATATGAGAAGGGTAGTACAAACTTAAAAGAATCCTTACGAAAGTAGGGATTTTTTTTTATCTGTATATTTATAATAAAAAATAACTATGAAAAACATAGTAAGACTAACAGAGTCCGAACTTAACATTTTAATTAAAGATATTATTAAAGAACAAGTTGGTTTGGATAGATTTAAACCAAAACAAAAAGTAAATCCATTCTCTGATAAAATTGAAAGTTTAAAGAAAAAATACCCCTGTATACCACCAGCCTTTATACCCGCAATACATAGCCTAATAAAAAAAGGTTATGATAAGTTTTTACTAAAAATTGCTTTAGGTGTCGTTGGTAGAGAAAGTTCTTTTGGTTCTGGATTACGATATTCCATTTTAGAACCATTCAAAGAGTTAAGTCACATTTTTTCTGATAGTTCGATAGGTCCGGCTCAAATGACAAAAGAAACAATAAAATCATTAAAAATTAAAGAAAATGTTTTGACAATAGAAGGGGCTTTAATTGCTGTTTATACTTACATAAAAAAAGCAATAGATATTGCAAAAAAAAATGGTTATAGTGAAAACTCAAAATCTGTTAATATGAAACCATCAAATTCAATCAATGCTGTTTTGGACATTGCCGTGGCATCCTATAACCTAGGATTTGATAAAATAACAAAGTATTGTGAAACATCAAATCCAAAAATAAAAAAACCTTGTAGTGAAGCTGGTAAAACGATTAATAATGTTAAAGTGACAAATAAATTGGTTAAAAATTATTTACCAAATTATAACACTAAAAGATGGGACAAAATTGATATAACATCACATGGATACGTTACTGAAGTCGCAAATAAAATAAAAAAAATTAATTGTTTCTAATTATAATCCTATCTAATAAAATGGGTTTTTTATTTAGATAAAATTTACCAACACTATATTTATTGAATATGGCAAATGGTATTACTTATGGTATAAATTTTCCCTTTAGAGATTCTTTTGTTGGAAAATATTTGGACGCTTCAGATACAAAATCTGAAGAAATAAGAAGTAATTTAATTCACTTATTATTAACAAGAAAAGGCACAAGATACTTTTTACCAGATTTTGGGACAAGATTATATGAATATATATTTGAACCACTAGATGGACCAACATTTTCTGATATTGAATCTGAAATTAGAGATTCTGTTGAAAAGTATCTCCCAAATCTGTTAATCACAAATATAAGTATTACAGATGCATCATTAGAGGACGAGGATAAAGGAACATATGTTGATAGTAATGGTGAGTTAGCATATAAAGTTCCTGGAATATCACAAAAAGAACATACGGCAAGAATAAAAATTGAATATAAATCAACAAATGATGTGTTTGAAACAAGTGATTTTGTAATTATAAATATTTAAATAAAATGGCAGAAAAGAAAATATCATATACAACTAGGGATTTCCAAGGAATTAGAACCGAGTTAATAAACTTTACAAGAACATATTATCCAGATTTAGTTCAGAACTTTAATGATGCTGGTGTATTTTCTGTTATGTTGGATTTAAATGCTGCCGTAACAGACAACCTACAATTTCATATTGATAGAAGTATTCAAGAGACCGTATTACAGTATGCACAACAAAAATCATCAATCTATAATATTGCAAGGACTTACGGTTTAAAAATACCCGGACAGAGACCATCAGTCGCACTTGTTGACTTTTCAATTATTGTACCGGCTTTTGGTGACAGAGAAGATTTAAGATATTGTGGTGTTTTAAGACGAGGATCACAAGTAAGTGGTGCCGGACAACCATTTGAAACTGTTTATGATATTGATTTTTCATCACCAATAAATTCTGAAGGAGCACCAAATAGGTTAAAAATTCCAAATTTTGATTCAAACGGTAAATTATTAAATTATACAATTACAAAAAGAGAAGTTGTTGTTAATGGTGTTACAAAAGTATTCAAAAGAGCAATAACACCAAATGATGTTAAACCATTTTTTGAATTATTTTTACCAGAAAAAAATGTGTTGGGTATTACTAGTGTTCTTTTAAAAGATGGAACACAATATACAAATGTTCCACAACCACAAGAATTTTTAGGTCTTGATAATAGATGGTATGAAGTAAAAGCTCTGGCTGAAGATAGAGTTTTTATTGAGGACCCAACAAAAGTATCTGACCAACCAGGAATTAAAGTCGGTAGATATATTACAACAAACACAAAGTTTATATCTGAATATACACCGGAGGGTTATTTAAAAATGACATTTGGTGGTGGAAATGTTTCAGCCGAAGAACAATTAAGAGAGTTTGCCAGAGGTGGTTATGATATGAATTTAAGTAAATACTCAAACAATTTAGCTCTTGGGGCTGCCCTTAAATCAAACTCAACATTATTTGTTCAGTATAGAATTGGTGGTGGTCAAAGTACAAACTTGGGTATTAACACAATAAATCAAATTGGTACTGTTTCATTTTTTGTTAATGGACCATCTGAATCTGTAAACACAACTGTTGTTAATTCATTAAAAGTAAACAATGTAACAGCGGCAATCGGTGGAGCTGACGCACCAACAACAGAAGAAGTAAGACAATATGTCTCATTTAACTTTGCAGCGCAAAATAGAGCTGTAACTGTAAATGATTATGAATCAGTATTAAGAATGATGCCATCACAATTTGGAGCACCAGCAAAAGCATCAATAACAGAAGAAAACAACAAAATTAAAATTAAAATGTTGTCTTATGATACAAGCGGTAATTTAACTGAAACTAATTCAAATACACTTAAAAACAACGTTGCAAATTATCTATCAAATTACAGAATGATAAATGATTACATTTCGGTTGAAACAGCAAATGTTATTGACCTTTCAGTTAATGTTGATGTTGTACTGGATGCAAGTCAAAACCAAGGATCAATCGTTGGAAAAATCATAGATATAATTTCAAATTATTTCAACCCATTAACCCAACAACTTGGTAAAAATATATATGTATCTGAAATAAGAAGATTAATCCAAAATGAAAATGGTGTAATATCAATATCAGATATACAATTCTTTAATAATGTTGGTGGACAATATTCATCATCACAAACATCACAAAGATATTCGGATTCAGCAACAAGACAAATTGAACTTGTGGCCGATACAATCTTTGCTGAACCAACACAAATCTATCAAATTAGGTTCCCAAACAAGGATATTAATGTTAGAGTATTGAATTTCAAGACAATCAATTTTTCTTGATGATTTATTTTTTTTATAATGGGATTATTTTTCTAAAATAGGAAATAAACTATTTATCAAAAAAGTGAAATTTAATGCCAAAATCATATAGAATAAGAACCCAAGTCGGTGTAGATAAACATATCAACGTAAAGTTAGAACAGGATTTTGATTTTTTGGAAATACTTTCCTTAAAAATTAATCAAAGTGACATTTATATAAGACCTTGTTCTGATTATGGTGTTATTGTTGGTAGAGTGTCGGCCAATAATGGGTTTGGATTACCAAACGCAAAAGTTTCTGTTTTCATACCATTATCAGATGAAGATGAAAATAACCCAATAATATCTGATTTATACCCATATAAAAGCTTATCTGATTTAAATGAAGATGGTTATAGGTATAATTTATTACCAAAAGAACAATCATACTCAACTCACGCAGCAACAGGAACTTTTCCAACAAAAGAAGAGATTCTTATTGACCAAACACAAATTGAAATTTACGACAAATATTATAAATTCACAGCAAAAACAAATGACAGTGGTGATTATATGATTTTTGGTGTTCCGATAGGTTCACAAACACTTTTTATGGATATTGACTTATCTGATATTGGCTGTTTTTCACTATCACCACAGGATTTAATACAAGCTGGACTTGCAACTGAAGCACAAGTTAGTGGTTCACAATTTAAAACTTCATCAAATTTAAATGAATTACCACAACTTATAACGTTAAATAAAATTATTGACGTGTCACCATTATGGGGTGAACCAAATATCTGTTCTTTGGGTATTACAAGATGTGACTTTGATTTAACACAAAGTAGTAATATAAGTATCCAACCAACATCTGTTTTTATGGGGTCAATTATCTCAACAACAGATGATGATGCTTTAAAAAGAAATTGTAAACCAAAAAATAATACTGGAAATCTTTGTGAATTAGTTGCCGGTGGTGGGTCAATTCAAGCAATAAGACAAACAATATTTCTTGACCAACAAAATTTACCAATACTTGAAGAATATCAGTTAGAACAAAATGGTAATGTAATTGATGGTGATGGTTCTTATTTGGTTAATATCCCAATGAATTTGGATTATGTTATAACAAATGAGTTTGGACAACAAGTAATCTCAAGCGACCCAACAAAAGGAATCCCAACAAAAGGTAGATATAGATTTAAATTTAAATGGAATAACGAAGGTGGGTTACAAAATCAATTTTTAAGGGCAAACTATCTAGTACCAAACATTAAAGAACACGGATGGACAAGTTCTGGTAATGACCCATTGGACCCGAATAACTCATCAACATTTGTATATACAATACCACAAGGTTCAACAAATGGTCCAATTACAACATTACCGGGAGCCGGCGGATTGGTTTTAGAAAACACATCAAATGTTGAAGATTTTAATATTTACATAAATGGTGTCCTTTATCCGGGAGACCCAAATGTAATCCCAATACCAGTTGGTACAATCCAAATTGATGCAAATCCAACTGACCCAAACTTACCACAAAGTTTTAATTTCACATATTATCAATCTGATTATTTTGATATGTTAAGATCATACACATTTAGTTTAGATTGGGATGATTATGTTGACCCATCATCAGCAATAAATTGTAATGATACTTTTTATGAATTTAATTATAATAAAGTATATACTACGTCACAATTTCTTGATAGATATAAAAAAGGAATTGGTAGGGCAAAACATTTAGGAATAAAAGAAATTGATAATAGAACTTGTAAATCAACCGTAAATACATTTCCAGTAAATGATATTATACGAAATTTTGATTTTATATTTTTTGTTTTTAACATACTAATAAACATATTAACAATCCCAATAATTGTTTTATTATTTGTTGCCCACTTAATTTTATTTATTTGGCCAATTTTAAAATATCTACTTGTTATTTTAGGTATTTATTTTGCTTACGACGCTGTTAGGGATATGATTGACTGGATTAACTCAGGAATTGAAGCCGGAGCTTTCTCCCCTCTAGGTGGTCCTGTTGTAAATATTGGGTTATATTTTAGAATTGCGGTACAGGCGCTTGGATTTGTTTTCCGTTTTGCCCTTGCTGTCGCATTTACAATTTTTACAATAAAATACTTAATAAGAATTAAAAACTTTCCTAGGATTGGACTTCCAATGATTTCATATCCGGACTGTACAACTTGTGATTGTGATTGTAAAAATGCTTCACCAGATGATGATATTACAACGCAATCTGTATCTGCTGAAATTGAAGCACAACAAAATTCAGACCCAAATGCCGACCCTAATCCTACATTATCACAATCAAATTCATTTTTAGCACCAATTGGTATTTCACAATCTTATATTTTTGAACACCCAAATTATAAAAATCCAGACACTGAAGATATTGATAGCAATACTGAAGGACCATTTAATAATCAAGCCGGAACAAGTAATTACCCAACACCACCATACTATGATTGTGATTTTAAGTCACTCCTTGCGGCTGCTAGTGATCAAGACATTGAAGCTGATGTTGTTGCAAGAGCGTTAATTGATGTTAAAAGACTTTTTTCTGGTTATGATGTTGATAATGGTAGTGGAACATATGGTGTTGATAGTATTGAACCACAATTTGGAAATGATGGTATATTAAGAAAAGCACCACAACAATTTATTTTTGCGGCTGAAATTTACCCGTTTGTGGGGGTGCAAAAAAGATCTTGGGCATTCCCACTTACAGATCCATTCCCACAAAAATTAAATGATTTTAATACAAGAGATAAATTTTTTAGTAATGTTAATAAAATAAGAACAACTATAAACCCAACATTAAATTCTGGGTATTATGAAGACCAAGTTGTTGTAATTTTAGCAAATCCAGGAACAAAAGATACTATAGGTTTAGGTAATTTAATGTCATTTCAAGAATGTTCACTATCTAATTGTGGCCCTAATTTAACTGGTGCAACAATAAATCAATTTAACAATAATGCAATTACAGGAACAACATTAACAGGTACTACAACTGTAAATGTTACTTATGCCGCAACACCAACCTCAAATGCACCACAAGTACCTTTTATAATTAATGGAAATACATTACCAGATACATTTTTACAATACCCAATAGACATTGAATACTTCCAACTAATTGAAGGGTTTACTGTTGGTGATTTTACAAATCTCGCAGATTTTAATGATGGATCTCTGTTCCCTAAAGGGTATTTAAATCACGAGATTGTATTCCAATACTATTGTGGGGATCTTTTAGTACCACCAACAACTCACAATTTTAATTGTGGTGCTGCAATTGATTCATTATCAAACGCTGGAAATTATGAAGTTTTAATATTTGTTAGAGGAGTTGACCCAAACACACCAAAACAAACAGTTGAATATGATATATCTAGAATTTTAGGAAATTCATTCGGTACTAATGTAGTAACTGGTGAGTACTATATGAATATACCAATTCAAGGGGTTGGAGTTAAACCACAATCACATTTTACTCCGGATAATAGTAATACGAATTTATATTTTGATTCATATACATTTACAATTGGTAATGATTTTACACCATTTACATCAACTTTACCATATTATTATTTATCAACAGATGATGATTCTGTTGGGTCTCAATCTTATTCACCAAATCCAGGGTTTTTCCCACAAAGAGCATTACAATCATCAAATGGACATACTACAAATCCAAATACAAGACAATTACCATATAGTTCAGCTGAATATTTTGGTGGTGGGTCTTTTATCGCATCAAATGCATTTAATGTAAACCCAAATTACCCCGTACCATTAGATGTAAATGGATTCCAAAGTGACACCCCAGACATAGGTGCTGAAGGTAAATTACAAATTGGATACCCAGCGCAACAAGGAAATCCTAAACTTTACGGTTGTTATTCACCATCTTATATTAGACAATCATTAGCACCTATAAACTTCTCAAACAAAAATAAAATTGTAATGAGAAGTGATAGATTACCAACATCAACAAAAGTTGAATTTGGTGTTGAAAATACAACATCATATGCTTTACATCAAAATAATAATTTTACTTATTATTCCGCTTGTGGTCAACAGGCATCACCAACAATAGGTATTGCATCTGATTTACCAGCAGGTGAGAATATTGACTCTGATTTGAGTAGTTCTATTTTGGATACATTAACATGTGAAAAATATGTACCATTGGAATGTTATCAGGGTACCGGAACAAACGTAACAATTAACCCAAACTGCTCAATACCATCAGATAGAGTTGTACAAGGTTGTTATTGTTTATTAAATAAACAATATTTGTTCCAAGTAGATGATGATGTTAGATTATTTTTAGAGTGGAAAACAAGATTTACAATAACATTTGCAGCATGTCGTGGTGTGTTTGCACAAGTTTTCCAAAATAACTGGATTAATGGTGTTTTATATATGTTTAATTTTAATAAAACAGCCATTTATAGCAACTTTTTAGATACAACACCACAATATTCATATTGTGAAGATGTTATAGTATTTAATGATTTGGAGAATAATTTTTATTATAGATCCTCACCTTGGGATGGAACTAAATTTATTGGTAAAAATCCACCATCAACAAGCGGTATACCAACATTTTTATTAAACGGATACCCAGGTGTTGGGTATAACACAAAACAAATCCAGTTCCCAACAACAATTACGGATATGGGACCAAGAGAAGCTTTTATTAGTGAAATATGTAATAACGACAACTTTAATGGATACTCTGTTGATCAGTTTAAATCAACATCATACCAGGACAACTCAAGTATTATCCAACTTGGTTTCCTTTCTAGATTATTAAATGACAGATTTAGACAGGCCATTATACCAATTACAAATCCATCTGGTGGAAATACTGAAGGTAAGGGTATAATCCAATTCTTTAATAGTACAAGAGAAGGTGATAGAATTGATGGTGATTTTGCACAAATGTTATCAATAAATTCAGAATGGAAAATAAGTCCATTCCTTGTTGAAAATTACCCAAACCCAAATAGTATTTTCTTTGGTGAAGATTTACAATCTGGTGATGGATACCCTAGACCTGTTTTTGGTGTATTTTTTGAAACAGATGATTTAGAATATATCTACAGAAGAAGATTAACACCTGGTTATGAGTATTATAGTTTGACACCACCAGTTTTTTATCAATACGGTTATCCTAAAACACAAGATGTCCCAAATTATAGATGGAAATTAGAAAATCAATCCGCTTATATTTTTGGTAATGAAAATAATAACTGGGATACAGATGTGACAATAACAGGTGGGTTTTTTACAAAAGGGTACCAAGATTTAGATTATAATGTTGATCCGTATTTCCAGTCATCTAACTTCACAACAACACAAAGAGGTTATATTACAAAATTTACAGCCGGTAACCCAGACGCTGTTGCTGATGCATCAGTTACAGCCTTAGGTAATTCAATCATTGTCGGAGCACCAAATCATTTCTATTTTGGTTTAAACAATGGTAAAACAGCAATAGATAAATTTGTTAAACTTTATATTTTTAATCCTGACGCATGATAGACGAAACAACAATATTTATTAAAGGTAGTGCAAGGTATAAATCAGCACCAGAAACAAACTATTCACTAAACGTTCCTTTAACTCAAACACAAGAAGAGTTGGTTGAGTTTGATAGGAATGTTGATATAAGTTTGGAACAGGTATATTCAGAAGAAAGACAAAAATCTACAATTTTTAGACCAACAACAAAATTTACATTATTATTTAAAAATGAATATGTTGGAAAAACAAGTTATGTACCATTTAAAAATAATCTATACTATAGTAATGCAATATCAAATACAGTAAGTAATTCATCTGCTTGGGATGGATACCCACAATATTTTGAATTTGATTTTATAAGAACCGATAATAACGTACCTGGTTATACACAACCACTAAATAATCATATTAATTTTTTAAATAAGAACGCACCAACTTATAATTGGACTCATTATCTTAGTTATGCATATGAAAATGATTTTAATAAACAATTATATCTTGCCGATTCTGTATCAAATGCGTCTTGGACTTGGGTTGCACAAGATGGATTACCATTTTTTATTTTAGTTGGTAGTAATAATAACTCAACAATAATATCATTTAAATCACCAATAAAACATGGTTTAAGTGTTGGTGAATTTGTTAAATTATCAATAAATTATAATGGTGAAGAATACTTCCAAATCTCAAGTCTCGGTAATTCTGGTTTTGGTAGTGATGAATATATTTTTAATATTGATAATGTTGGGTATTTAGGAACAACATTTAATCAGAACGTTACTGGAACATTTAAGAGAGTTATAAATGTTTTTAATAAAGAAGAAACAACATCAGAGTATTACGTTAGAAAACACAAAATACTAACAAATGTTGAAGACGCTGTTTTAGTAAAAGCGGGTTTTGAACAAAATATATATGGGAGTGTCTCAAAATTTGAGAAAGCTGTTTTAACACCAAATAATACGGCAAGATCATCTGTTAAAGAAGGTAGTCAATCATATACTTTAACATTTAATACTGATATTGATTTACAACCATTACTTGATAATCAAAAAAGACCGGTTTCTGAATTATTTTTTACAACAATATGGAAAGGTTCATTTGGTTGGACAAAAAATACAAAACAAGGTTGGGATTTTAATTTACCACTTTATTTGGATTTACCAAGTCCTTGGTGGCAGGACTCAAATCCGACTAACTTATTTAACATCCCACAACTACAATTTAACTCAAATACATTACCACCACAAGGTCCATTCTATTATAATGATAATTTAAGTATTGACGATACATTAGATGGTGATTTTTGTGAATGGAATGATTACGATCAAAAAGAAAGAGTAATATCAAGATATAATCATAAAATAACTTATAATCCACAGTGGTTTTCACTTTCAGCAACAACAGCATTACAAACAAATCAATTTGGATATTATTATAAACCACATAACCCAATAACATTAAGAGTTTATTCTGATTATATTGAAGAATCAATTTATGAAAATGTGGCTGACGTACCAAGTTACGCTTACTACTCCAATTTATCAAATGGATTTAGATGGAGAGATATATATGAATATGGGTATGTTGACCAAAATGGTTTGGGTGTTAATTATCCATTTACAAATGGAAAACACTATCCATATGTAAATACAATTTTTAGAATAACACCAGAAGGAACTGGTGTTCAAAATATAACCGAAATTGCTGAACCTATAATAGATGGATGTGAATAAAATAAAAATACAATTACCAATTGACGACAAGTTTATCAATATTCCTATTGAGATGAAATGGGATTTTGGCGGCAGAACTGATAGCGTTGAAGAATATCAAGAAGAAATGGTTAGAGAGGTAATTGGTATACCAGGTGATTTTGAGATTGTTAGATTCTCACATAAAGAATTTTTAAATGGAAATACCGAAATAAATTATAAATTTCATTTTTTTAATAATACAGTTCCTATTATAAACGCAACACCAGCAAATTGGGTTGTAGATTACACACCAGAAGGATTTTTGGACACAGAATTATATTATTTTACAAAACCATTTACAAAGTCTTTTTTCAAACTTGATTTTTATGATACTCAAGATGAAAAAACACAAACATTGTACTTTACAATAATTTTACCAATTCAACAAGGATTAACACAAAACGTTACATTAAACACAATAATTGGTAATGTAGACGTTAAAATACCAGATATGATTTTAGATTGTATCGGTGATAAAGAAGGTTATTACATTTATTGGTTAAGAAAAAGAGATTACATTAACTTAACTGAATTTTATATGAAAGCTAAATTCTTCAATGGTAAAGACGGTTTATATAAACAAATGACAAACACACCACAACCAAATATAACACCAAACGTATTTAATTTTGATACTTCAAAATATTTTTATTATAAGGTGGTTTTAGATTACCAAACTAAAACCTATGAAGTTTTTGACACAACAACCAATCAAAGAATTGGTAGTCTCACTTCACCTCTAATGTGGTATGAATACATTGACCCTTAATAATGGAAGCACAAATATATTATTTTAAAATTTCACCAGAAAACATTAAAAGTGATATTGTCCAGGTTAAATATACGGCCGGTACTGAAACATTTTATGATGTTGATCCTTGTTGTCCTATTACGGGAATAACAGTTGAAACATATACTGGTGTAACCGGATATTACACTGGTATTACACAACTTTTAAGTGGTGGAACAAACGGTGAATCTGTGTTAACCGGACTTACAATTCCACTGCTATTTACACAAACAGCTGTTGATATTGGATATTATTCTTTATTTGATGGAGCAATTTTACAAAAAGAAGTGATAAATAATTTTTTATTTGAATCAACTATACTATCACCATATACATTTTCGGTCTATAATACATCCGAACTGGAATTAAAGAAATTTCTATCCTTGGTCACATATGTTGTTGACTGGGGTGATTTTTCACCAACACAACAAATAAGTGGAACCGCACCATTAACACATAATTATGTGAATGACGGTGATTATAACATAACACTAAAAGCAACATCACCTTGGGGTATTTCTACTGTTGTTAAAACAATTACAGTTCCATTCACAAATGTACCAATAACAAATCCAAACGGAACTGCTTTTTTTACTCCAGCTGGAGGTAGTTGGTCCTCAACTTTGTTTAATTATGATTACATTTTTTCTGGTGACTCAAATACAGATATAAACGCATTTTATAGTTTTAATTATACAAATGTTCCATTTATAATAACTGGATATACACAATCAACAGTAAATGATTTAGCGCAATATGGACCAAAACAAAATTTGTTTGCCGGAAAATTTAAACCTGGCGTTCAAGTAACAGGATCAACCGGTACTATTGGAACATTTTGGGGTCCAGATATCACAAATATATATACGGCCTATACAATAAATGAAATTGATTATTATGATTATGAAGATGGTTTTACGCTTTATGTTATGGAATCATCTGGATTTACACAAAATGATTTAATATTATCAGCACTTACAAAAAATGAAGCATACCTAAATGTAATTGACGAACCAGAAGTTCAGACAAACATCTTTATCGAAAGAGGTAAAATAACCGGCCTTGAACAAATAGAAAGACTTGGTGAAGTGGACAATATCGGAGATTTAGAAAAGTATGGATATGGATATTTCAAGGTTGAAAAACAATGATTTTAAGTATTTATAATTTGAAGACAATAAAAAATAAAAATAATAAACTGTGGCTACTGGAACTTACGGAACAATAAGACCCTCTGACGTTAGTCCTGATGATGTTGAAATACTTTTAAATTATACACCATCAAGAGATGATACTGATAATTTTACTCTAACAAAGTTAGACGCTAAAAATATTTTAAGACCATATTTTCATAACGCAAATACTGGTGGTAATGCAAATGTTGAAATACTTGGGGGATTATATAATTTAAGACTTCCAGTTGACCAATTCAATAAACTCGGAATATATACACTTTATATTAGACCTGCTGAAATCAGAACAACAATTACAGATTGTGGTGTTTTATCAGCACTCCCAAATGTTAAAGGTATTATTATTGATTTAAATAATGTTCCTTCCGAATATAGAAATAAGTTTGTAAATCAAGGTTTGATTGGATTTAGAGTTGAATATCTAAATAGTGATGGAACAAAAATCCCAAACTTTTTTAGAATTGTAACCTCATCATTTTATTGTGAACCGGTATATCAAAACCTTACAAATACATTACAAAAATCAATTAGATATAGATATGTTGATGGTACAACAAATTTAATGTTTTGTACATTATCACCATCATCAGCACCAACAAATAAACCAAATGCAACACCATTTATTGGACAACCGGACCAAAGTATTATTATTACTAACACTTTCTTTAACCCAATAACAACGGAAATAGAAATTGCTGAACACGACATTTCTACATTAGCAATTGCTCTTTATGGAAATCAAACCAAGTCTATTGATGATGGAGTTTACACAATTTATGATAGTGGTAATAATATCTATAAACAATACAACTTATACGAAATTAGAGACCAATTTAATGAACTTCTTTATGAAGTTAGACAAGATAGAGGTAATAACATTGATTTTAGCAAAGCTTTTAATAACATAACAGGATAATGGCAGTTAAAAAATATACTTGTCCACCACAATCAGCCTCTGGAGCTGGAACATTTTCAGACAACCTTGTTGGATTACAATTGGTTGATGGGGGAGGTTTTACTCAGGGAAATTTTGAGTTCACAACAGCTATAACTGAAAAACAAAATAGGACATTCTCAATTGGAGCATTTTCTGACCCAATAAATTTGGAATCAATTGGAATTGACTCAATTGTTGAAACAAAAACAATAATTGAAAAAAATTTTACTGTTTACCCAAACTATGATTTATCACAAGTAACAAATTTCACATTATACGGATCATTAGTTAAACGTTTTTCTGTTTCAGTATCAAAGATTATAAATTATTTTCCAGCTGGACTTGAAATTTATGAAACAACACAGAATTATTTACAACAACAAACAGCACAAAATATTGTTTACAATCCGGTTGAGGATGAAACGTCTTTTGAAATTTTACTTTCCTCAATTAGGAACCCTTTTGGAATTGATTATACAACAAGAGCAAACGTTAATTTCCAAGCATCAGAGATACAAATATCACCATTAAGAAATCTAACAAACCAATTTCAAAAATATTCGTTATTCATTGGTAATGAAAGCTATCCTTTAAACTTTATAACACCAACAGATAATACAAGTCAAGTTTTAAGTATTGTAGTTCAAGGTAAACCGTTTAGTGCTGATGGAGTAACTTATCAAACTTTATTAATAAGACCAAATGATTTTTATACAAATAAAGTTTTTAATGAAGATTTTGATACGGTAGAAAATTTTTTATTAAATAGACAAATTTCACCAATATATACGGCAATTTTCCAGGTTCCAAGAGAAACTGATAATGGAACATATTATATTGCTAAAGAAACTGTTAATTTCCCATTAGATTCTAATTTTTGGAATCTTGATATTAGAACTGTTAGATTTACAAATTATCTTGACCAGATAAACTCAATTGCAGAAAACCTAGACACATACCAAACAAATTTAATTTCAAGGTTTTTAACAACCGGTGCTATTAAAGAGTTTGATACTCCAGATCAAAAAGTTGAAAAAGTATTACAAATATATGGTAGAAGTTTTGACCAAACAAAACAATTTATTGATGCATTATCAACAATAAATTCTGTAAAATATAATGTTAAAAATGATATACCATCACAATTATTAAAAAATTTAGCACAAACATTGGGTTGGAATATAAATATTTCACCAATATCAAACGAAGAACTATTAAGTTCTGTGTTCTCAACAAGTGAAAGTAATTTTAGTGGTGTATCAAAAGGAATGACACCAGAAGAAATAAATTATCAGTACTACAGAAATTTAATATTAAACTCGGCATATCTATTTAAATCAAAAGGAACCAGAAAATCAATAGAAATTTTATTAAGACTAATTGGAGCACCAGAGGCCTTGGTTGAATTTAATGAATATGTATATTTAGCGGATCAAAAAATAAATATTAATCAATTTGATACACAATATGCTCAAATTTCCGGTGGAACATATTCACAAGAATTACCCGTATTAGATACTAATGACATATATTCAATAATGGGGGTACAATACACTGGAATTACAACACAAACTATAATACAGGATGTTGCAACAACTATTGCTGACTACCCAATTGATGAAAATGGTTACCCAGCTATGGTTGAACCATCAGAATCTTATTATTTCCAGATAGGTGGTGGTTGGTTTGAATCAACACCACAACATAGGATGCCAGAGCAAGTTGATTTAACTAATAGTGTATTTACTGGTGCAAACCCAACATATCAAACAGTATTACAACCTTTTAATTATGGTGAACAATATTTACAAAGATATATTAATTTCCCATATATGGATATTGGTTTTAGATTAAGAAGAGTTACTGACAATAAAAAAAGTTGGATTGACACAAACGATGTAAATAGACAAAGTTCAGATGGTAATTTTAACGCAAGATACACGATTGGTGATGATAGATTAGTACTCAACGTTAAGAATGTTGATATTTTTATGAACCCAGCACAAGGATTAGCTTATGATGTTTGGAGTATGTCAAGAACTTATAATTACCCAATACCAGAACAAGGTCTAAATTATGTTGAACCAACATATTGTAACCCAAATCCAAATACCCCATATCCACAAAGAGGTGGTATTGACTGGACCGAGATTGTACCAAAACCAAAACAAAAAACATTTTTTGAGTTTGCACAAACATTTTGGCAAAATACAATAAATGTAAGAAATAGGCAATTTATAACTGATGGTAAAACAGGTGGTTACCCAACCCTACAATCAATTTATTGGAGATATTTGGAGTCTGAACAAGCAATAAATATCCCAAATGATAATTTCACATATCAAACTATGATTGATTATGTAAATGGAATGGGTGACTATTGGGTTAGATTGATTGAACAAATGATTCCGGCAACAACCATTTGGAATACCGGAGTTAAATATGAAAACTCAATATTCCATCGCCAAAAATTTGTGTGGAGAAGACAAAGAGGTTGTCAGATTATTCCAGTACCTTGTAAACCTTGTTACTTGGTGGGTCAAATATTTGCATATGACTGTCCAATACAATCAATTGAATGTAATTTAAAAGGGTTTAATGGTTCAACAACAACACAATCATTTAATAATGTGTTAGTTAATACTGTTGCAAATTATTTAAAACAAAATAATAATATACCAATAAATAATTGTCTAACAAATACAATACAATCAAACTGGTATGTTAATGTTAAATTTAATGGTAATACAATTATCAATTATTTATATTTCCAAGGTTATGGTCTTAATAATGGAAATATAAGCGCACCAACAATATCACAATGGATTGAAGGTGTTATTCTAGCTTTAGTGGATTTACAAAATTATGGGTTAAGTTACTTTTTAAATGATAATGGTGTTATAACAGTATATAATAGTAATTGTATTCCGTTAAACATATTACAAACATTTGAAATTAACGCATCAATAAACTTTAATATATTATGTAATCAATGAGTTGTGGAACAATACAATATACTTTATCAATAACTGGTGACTGTACTAATAGTTCACTTGGTGCGATATATCTTGAATTTACCGGGAGTACGGCACCACCATATACAGTTTATGAAGTTACAACAAGTGGTTTGTTCCCAACATCAGCGGCAACACTTAATTATTTTGTTGATAATTTACCAGCTGGTAATTATACACTAGCCGTTGAAGATTTTTGTTTGGTTCCTGGACCATCAATAAACTACATTGATATTAATATCTCATCAGGTACTTGTGTGTCAATTGATACAACAGGAACAACATGTGGTTTAGATAATGGAACTCTTGATGTTACATTTACCACATTTTATGGTCAAGGTACTGCATTTCTTTACGATATTAATGATAATTTTATTGAAAGTGCGACAACTTCTACAAATACATTTACATTCCCATTAAGTTTATCTGCTGATACATATTATGTCATTGGTGACGATGGTGGTGGTTGTACTGGTAGGAGTGAAAGTTGTATAATATATTCATCAACACCTTTAAATTTTGGGTTTTACGTTATTGATAATAATAGTTGTAATGGTGTTGTAAATAATGGTAAAATTTATATTACCGGTATTACTGGAACTCCACCATATACTTATTTATGGTCAAATGGTGAAACAACAGACTTTATAACCGGATTAACAAGTAATGCTTATACTGTTACTGTTACTGATAGTAATGGTTGTACAACATCACTTGGGACAACAATTAATACAATTCCAGGTATAACAATCACATCTATAATACCTACTCAACCGACTTGTTTTAATAATGATGGTCAAGTAATTGTCAATGTGGCCGGTGGTACTGGACCATACTTCTTTTCAGGGTCAAATGGTGACTCATTAGTAACATTTACACCATCATATACATTTACAAATTTAGGCCATGGATTATTAACAGTCTTTGTCCAAGATGCTGGGCTTTGTACTGACATTAGTTCCATACTTTTATTAAACCCAAATGCATTTACAATTGCCTCAATAACATCAACAAATTCTACTTGTTCAAATAATAATGGAACAATAACTGCTTCTGTAAATGCTGGATCACCAAGCGGTTCGTTTGTTTTTAATTTATTAGATTCTTTAGGTAATCTTGTTCAGACTTTTACAAACTTATCAACTGCCGTTTTTAATGGACTACCATCTGATACTTATACACTTGAAATATCTAATGGTTCACCTTGTGTTTATACTACAACAATTACAATATCAAATACAGATTTATTTACAATAACAGCCGTTACAACTGATACAAGTTGTGGTTTAAATAATGGAAGCGTCACAATATTGGCATCAACCGGTGGTACAACACCATATTCATACCAAATAACCGGTCAACCAATACAAAATACACCAACATTTATTAATTTATCACCAGGAAATTATATTGCAACCGTTTTCGACATTAATGGTTGTACACAATCAGTTGGATTTACAATAGCAAGTTCATTGAACCTTTACTATGATTTATATACAATACCAACATTTAATGGTAATGATGGCGAAATTCAAACACTAATATCAAGTGGAAATCCACCGTTCACATATAATTGGAGTTCAAATGTAAATGGACAAACAACACCAAATGTAACTGGTTTAACAGCTGGGACATATACACTTACAGTAATTGATAATCAAGGATGTGTTTTAACAAAAACAGTAACACTAACTGGAACTGAACTTATTTATGGTTCACAATCTTTTACAATTTGTAGTCAAAACTTCCAAAATACCGGTATTATTGGTAGACGAGGTATGTTACAAATGTTAAATGAGGGTTATTATGATTTAACATTTGATGATACAAATTGTGAATTAAATAGTGCAACATTTACAGCACAAGTTTCTGTTGATGGTGTTATTAAAGAAACCACATTTTATACATCTTTTGGACTAACTGACTACCCAACCGACGAAGAATGGGTATTAGTTTTGGAGGATTTACTTTTACAATATCCAGATGTTGGCGGTGTAGAATTTGATTTAGAAAAAAATACAGTAAAAATTATAAATAATTGTACTGATACTAATAAAAATTGTAAACCAACAAACTTTAATACATTATCAGATGCTGAGGTTAAAATAAATCTTTTAATTGATTATGATATTTCTTGTGTTTATTGTGGTTTACCACCAACACCAACACCAACCGTTACGCCTACAATTACACCTACGATGACAGTTACACCTACGGTTACACCTACGATGACAGTTACACCTACGGTTACTCCTACGGTTACCCCTACTGTTACTCCAACACCATCTGTAATTCCATCATTTATTACAACTTGGACAACATTTAGTGGGTTTAAAATTAGATTACCATTAGTTGATACTGGGAATTATAATTTTACTGTTTATTGGGGTGATGGAACATTTAATACAATTAATTCTTGGAATAGTCCACAAAAATTACATACATATGCAACACCTGGTGTATATACCGTTGAAATATTTGGTACTATTGATGGTTGGTCGTTTAGTTTTGATTCTGCATATAGTAGAAATATATTAACTGTTGAAAAATGGGGTCAATTAAAACTTGGCAATACTTACAGTGGCCACTTCAATGGTTGTGGTAATTTAACTTTAAATACTGTTGTTGACGTACCAGACTTAACCGGTCAATTAACGTTAAGAAATACATTTGGTTCTTGTTCAGACCTAACAACAATTAATAATTCAAATCTTTGGGTTACAACATCTGTTACAGATTTTAATAATATGTTTACAAAAGATGTTTTATTTGATAGTAATCTATCAAATTGGGATATGTCAAGTGCAACTGATATTAGTGCTATGTTCGCCGCATGTCAAAACTTTAATAATGGTGGAAATCCATTAATTGATAATTGGAATACATCATCTGTTACTAATATGGGTCAATTATTTGTTAGTTGTATTAACTTTAATCAACCAATTGGTTCTTGGGATACATCTTCTGTTACAAATATGCAAGGTATGTTCTATAACGCTCAATTATTTAATCAAAACATTAGTTCTTGGGATGTCTCAAATGTTACAAATATGTCAAGTATGTTTAATCAAGCAATACAGTTTGAACAAAACCTTGGTTCTTGGGATATATCAAATGTAACAAGTATGGCAAATATGTTTAGTAATGTTACATTAACAACAACAAATTATAATGCACTTTTAGTTGGTTGGGCAACATTACCTTCTGTACAACCAAATGTGATATTTAGTGCCGGTAATTCACAATATTCAATAGCACCAAGTGCTGCGGCAACGGCTAGAGGTGTGTTAACTACAGGACCTAATAACTGGACAATAACTGACGGAGGACCTATTTAATATGACAGAAATTAGTTTTAGTGGTGTTACAGGAATGACAGTACCTTTTGATGTTTATTGTTGTGACTATTATGGGAATAATTGTATTTTAATCGCAACAATAAATAATTCAATACCGCCAACAATAACAATTCAATTACCACCAATATTTGAAACTTACTCATCGGTATTAATTAGACTGTCAAATTGTGTAAATTGTGATTACGAAGAATTCATTGTCTGTTCTTAATTAATAAACAAAATATTTAATAAAGTTTATTCTTTCATATATTTTTAATATGAAAGATATTATATTTGTAACGGCACAACCTGATGTTTCATATTTTCATTGGCAAGTTAAACTATATGTTCATAATTTTATTGAAAATGGGATTAACCCAAATCAAATACATGTGATATTTGGCCTATGTAATGGACAAAAACAACCATCATTAGATGCTGAAAAATTAAAAGAATATGGAATAAATGTCCATTTTTTTGAAGATTTAAGAAATAAAAAAACATATATCCCAAGTATAAAACCATATTTAATCTCAAAATGGTTAGAAAATAATCCGGAATATGGAAAATGTTTTTTCTTACACGATGCTGACATAATCTTCTCAAGATTACCAAACTTTGAAATATTATTAGATGATGATATAAATTATTTATCAGACACAAAAAGTTATATTGGATATAAATACATTATTGATTGTTGTAATAGGTATGAACAACAACATACAAATTCACAAAAAGGACAACTATTACAAGAAATGGCTGATGTTGTTGGTATTGATATAAATTTAATAAAAAACAATCAAGAAAATTCCGGAGGCGGCCAGTATATATTAAAAAATACGACATTTGAACTTTGGGATAAGATATATAAAGACTCAACACCACTATATAATCAAATGTTGAATTACCAAAAAAGATTTCCAATCAATCCTGGACAAATACAGTTTTGGACTGCTGAAATGTGGGCACTACTTTGGAACTTATGGTTATTTGGTTTTGAAACAAAAATAACAAATGAATTAAGTTTTTCTTGGGCTACAGATCCAGTTGTAATATATGATAAAAACCCAATTTTACATATGGCCGGAGTAACTGATAATCTTAAAAATACAAAATTTTATAAAGGCGATTACATAAATGTTGACCCAATAGAAAAATTAAAAGAAGACCCAAATCATTTTGATTATGTTGATAAAGGTAGTACAACAATAAAATATATAGATGTTATGAAATCATTTATAGAAAAAAACAAATAAATGATTATTTATTAAATAAATAAAATGAGTTTATATAGTATAACAACCACAACAACAACATCACAACCAAGACCGGATGTACCCATTCAGCCAAAAAATGAGTGCGACCCAATTACTATATTCCCAATGGGTGTTAATTGTTTTACAATACAACCTACTTTTTCAGATTCATATGATGGTGTTGTTGGACTTGGAATAACTGGAGGAACTCCACCATTTACAATATTGTGGGACGATGGTAGTGTTGCACCAGCAAAATTTAATCTTGGTGCCGGAGAATATACAGCAACTGTTGTTGATTATTATGGTGATTTTACAGCAACAACAACTTGTGTTTTAACTGGAATTACAACGACAACTACAACAATTCCAGAAACAACAACTCAAAAAGTATATAGTGATTATTGTTTATCACTTAATATCACTAATTTAAAGTATGGGTTCCAAACAACTAATACCACATTAACACAATTTACATATTCTGGTTTTTACAATGGGTATCCAAGTTGGTCAGCATCATCACAAAATCTATTAATTTATTGGAGTGCCGATACAATAAATTCTTGGATTGTATCTGGACTTACAAGTGGTTATATAACAAATAATTCATATACAAATCCATCAACTGGAGATCCACTACCATTAACAAATTGGCAATTAGTTGGTGTAAATACACCAAATACAATTGTAAATAGTGTTTTATTTACTGAAGGTAATTGTACTAATACCAATTCTTTACAAATAAATGTAAATAAAAATGACCCAACTTGTCAATGTAATGGTTCTATTACGGTTGCAGCACAAGGTGGAACACCACCTTATCAATATTCAATAAATGGAGGTGTTACATACCAATCAACACCAGTTTTCCAAAATTTATGTGGTGGTAACTATTCTGCGTTTATAAAAGATTCCGTAGGTACAATAAGTAGTCAACAAATAACATTAGCACCATCGCCATCACCAGTAACATACACTTTAACATTAAATATACAATATGCACCAACAAATACATTTAATATCACTATTAGTCCAGCACTCCCTATTGGAACAACAGTAACTTTTGATATAGAACATTTAAGTACATTCATTAAACAACCACCGAGTTCAACACAAACGTATAATAATGTCTTGACTTTATATAAAAATTCAATAGTAGTTCCACCAACCGGTTCACCAAGTATTGTCCCAACAAATATTGCAATTACTGGACCTTGTTCTGTTTATGGAAGATTAAAAACACAAACAACAACCGTTTGGCAAAGTATAGCTATGACATCCGGTGATATTTTAAATGGAACATTTACAGATAATGTATCAATATTAACACCACCACTACCAACTTGTTACGGTGAACCATATAAAACTTTCCAAATCTTAATTACAAATATAAGAAATTCAAATGGTTGTGAATGTTGTAATTTTGTATTTGTAAATCCACCACAACCAAACGCACTATCAATAACAGGTCCTTTTATAAATCCATAATAAAAAAACAGAATATAAATATTTATAATTATAAATGACATATATACTTAAAAATACATCTGGACTCGTAAATACAAGAGTCACTGACGCCGGAAGACAGAAACTTTCACAAGGAAGTTTTAATATAAGTTATTTCCAAATAGGTGATAGTGAAGTGTCATATGACGTATTACCCTCAACATATAATCAAGCAAAAAGTTTTGTTTTAGAACCACCATTTAATTCACAAAATATTTCTGGTGTTCCACAGTCAAATAGACAAAATGTAAAATATCCATATTATGTTGACGGTAATGAAGGAAATACTTTTGGTATTCCTTATATGGATTCTGGTATTGATCCAGTTTTTAATAGAGCACCATTAAGAGGGTTTTTTACCGGTAATACAACTGCGTCAACTATAAGTTGGAGTGCTTTAACAAGTAATATTTATGCTGTTAGTGCAAATTATGTTGTTGATATGTCAACATTGAATGGTTCAAATCAAATTACAATTACAAATGTTGGATGTGATTATACAAATAAAAACACACCATCAGTTGGTGATTTTATTACTATTTTTTATGATGGTAGTGGAAATTATAATTGTGGATGTTCAAACCTACCACCATTAACCCCAACCCCAACACCAAGTCCAACCCCAATTATTGATACATGTATCATAATGACTGAACTTGATGAGTTTATAACAACCGAAGACGATGACTTTTTAGTTTGGAGTGATTGTGAGTCTACCCCAATTGTAACACAAACTCCAACACCAACCCCAACACCAAGTTTAACACAAAACTATAATCCTTGTGCATCACCAACACCTACACCAACACCAACAAGAACACCTTGTGTAACACCAACACCAAGTAGAGCATGTCCACCACCACCACCAGCTGTGTGTTTAATGGATACACACTCTTGTTATTCAATTCTAACATATAGAATTGTTGCTATTTGTGAAGACAAAATTACTTTAGACAGAGTAACCCCTGATTTTACAATGTTGACAAATTTTAATTGTATTGCAAGGACAATAATCTATCCACCAAATATGACATCAATATATGATAGTATAACACCGAGACCACATTGGGCTGATGATGTTATAAATTTTGAATCAATTTGCGATATAGATCAATTTGATGTTAAAATATGGAATATGAATATTCCTTGGACGGAATCTCCAGCCGGGTTAAGCTCAACATTCTATGAAGATTATACAAAATTTGGTTCTATAGATTATATTGGAACAAAAGAATATTTTGGATATACATCACAAAAGGGACAAATAGATACTGATTCTGTTTATTATTATAACTCATTTGATGAAAAAATTATAGTAACACCGGAAGAACAAAAAGCTATTGCAATTATTCATTATACAAATCAAACAATTGATTTCTTCTATGGTGAAAAATTTGCGTTAGAACCATATAACCCAACTAATCCTGATGATACTACTGGTCAGGCAAGAAACTTTAAGTTACATATTCCTTGGATTATGTGGCATAAAAATCCTGAATGTTGTTTTGGTCAAACTTTCTGGGTTGATCCTCCGGGATTTGATGGTAAAAATTTATTTGAGGTTCATTATTTGGAATCAACCAAAAATGAAGGTATGAATCAACCTGGTATTAGATATTATCATCTTTGGGATACAAATCCAAATGCTAATGGATTACCAAGTAGAGTTGGTAAAGTATTCCCAGATAGTAAATTAGTAATAATTGATGATGAAGAAATTATTGCCGCAATGTCTTATAAATCAAATAGAAACTGGACATTAACCGCACCTCAAGTTTCTTTAATTACACCAAATACTTGTGGAATACCTGGAACAACAAATGATGGTATATTAACCGGAAATAGTGAAACAATGTATGTAACATATAGATTATCAAACACAATGTCATTTACAAATTCATTACATTCAAATTACTATTCAAAAATTGTCGGAAACAACAATGACTGTAATCCAAATGTGTCACAAAATGTTGCTGTTAGATTTGGTCCGGAATTTAATTGTTTAACACAAGGTGAAATACCAACTACAACAACTACAACAACAATACCATTTGTTGAAACTTGTTATATTTTAACTCAAGATTTAAATGTAATAACAACAAATAATGGTGACAATTTAATTTGGTGTAATCAAGCGATATTGAACATTCCATTTACAACTGAAAATTCAAACTTTGCTTCTGTTGAAAAAATTAGAAGTTTATATACAACTACTACTACAACAATATGTCCGGTAAGTTGTGAATTACCAAGAGGATTTTTTGCAGATACATTTGAAGTTTTAGCACAAAAGGTTACAACCGGAGAAAGACCGAACCCATCTTTATGGAAAATAATTGATTATACTTATTTAATTGAGAATCAAAAACTTAATGGTTATATAACACAAGAATCTTTAACTGGAACCACATTTGTAATTACAAAAGAGCAATATGATAGTGCGCCATATTATAATTTAAATGATTATATTGACCTTGTACCAAATGGTACAACCCAACCAAAATTAAACTTTGGTGATGAATATTATTTCTATGGTTCTCTTGAATCTGATATTCAGGCAACAATTTATGAAATGAGATATAAGATTAATTTAAGTTCGGCTGAGTTCCAAAATACAACAAATCCAACTTGGACACAAGGAACAAAATCTTATATTACAGAAATTGCATTACTTGATAGTAATAAAGATATTATGGTTATGTCAAAACTACAATCACCGGTGTTAAGACAAGGTATTCAACAATTTGTGGTTAAGATAGATTTCTAAACCTTTAATTTATTAAAGTTCCCCATATATTTTTAAAAAAACTTTTTTATGAAAAAATCAATAAAGAATTCACCAAAAGTTCTTGGTCTTGACATATCAACAAAAACAATTGGAGTTGCATTATTTGATATACAATCAGGAGACCTATTAGAATTAACACACATTTCACCAAAACCAAAAGTTGAAGATGACGATAAGATGAAAGAATTATTGTTAAAATCTGAAATTGTTGGAGAAAAGATAAAACAATATGTGAATTTGGGTGTTATTAAAGTAATAATTGAAGAACCTTTATTAAATTCAAATAATGTATATACAATCCAAACCTTATTAAGATTTAATAGTTTTGTCTTTAAAGAGATTTATAATATTTTGGGAATTGTCCCGGAGTTTATATCAACATATAACGCCAGAAAATTTGCTTGGCCAGATTTAGTACAAGAAAATGATAAAGGAAAACACGTTTTATTTGGTGGACTACCAAAAGATGTTGATAAAAAAATGTTGATTTGGGAAAAAGTGGCAAAAAGAGAACCACAAATTACTTGGCAATATACTAGAAATAACACACTTAAAAAAGAAAATTTTGACCAAACTGATGCTTACACTTGTGCTTTAGGTTATATGAAATCAAAAGAAATTTGGAAGTAATATCGTTTAAAATACCGATAATTTGAAATATCGTCTTTTTAGACGATATTTTTTTTATACAAAGTAATTTGGGTCAATTACTGTACCAACACCACCAATTCTTTCATATATTTTATTTAATATTGGAGCTCCAGGGTATCCGTTATAAACACCATTTACAAAAGTAGGTGCCCAAATTTCAAAGTCTTGAGGATTTAGTGGATTTGTTAACCTTGTCTGATAATAGTAAGTGTAATATCTATAAAAACTTAAATTTTTAGATGCAACACCAGTTTGTACTTCAGTCCAGTTATCAAAACTACAAGTTTCAGCACTTAAAGAAGGTATTAATGTTAATGGTGAACCGGAATATGGTATTGTTTGATTTATATATTTTGGGATTGACATAATAGCAGTTTGAGTTGCCGCTGAAAAAATTGTTGAAGCAGAGGTTACGTATTCAAGGGTTTCAAACGGGTTAATTAGTCGTGACCCAGTGTTTGTTGTGATTGAAATGTCAGTTGTTGTACCAGTTGATGTATTATTAATATCATTAATAATGATAGTTTGAACCGTTACATCACAATTACTACAACTACCAAAATTTATACAATTTGATATTGTTGGCATCGTAATTGACATTGACCAAGGACCAGTACCACCAGATGTAACAATGGCTGATGGGTGAATATTATATGTTTTATATCCAGTTGCGTCACCACATTGTTCAGAACCTTGAGCCAATGGTATCCTTAATGTAAAAAACCTATAATATTGAATGTCATTACAATCTGTTGGATTTCCAGAATATGACATATATTTTGTTTGCCAACCATTCCAGTATGTAAGAAAATCATTATAATCTGTAAAAGTCATTGAAATCAACCCTTCACCACCAATAACACTTTTGTCATATGTTATTGTTGATGTTGATGGTACATTACATGTAGAACCACTCCCAACCAAAAACGAATTACACGATGTGACTTGTGTTAGTGTTAATAAACCGGTTTGTAATGGCTGTGTTGGTGTGTAATAATTATTTATATATTGAACATTTGTTCCAAAACTTTGACCATAACCCGGTAATAAATATTTATTAAAGTCACTATTTGTACAACCTATCAACTCAAAACCAATATTAGTACCACACGCAAAAATTGATGTTGTTATTGAAGATTCAATTATCTTAAAAGGTTGTGTGATACTTGTATCATAACAAACATCACAATTAAAACTATCCAAACATTCACAATAAAGTTCCCAATTTGTATTGTTATTAGTTGGGTTTGGTGTAATTTTTATTTCTAAATAATCTCCAGGATTTATTGTAAAATTAGTTAAATTTAAAACTTTAGAAAAGTAAGCTGTTTGGCTATTTCCTTTAAATTTTTTAGGTATTAAAGAAAAACTAAAATTACTTTCATTCAGATTAACACCTTGTGAAATACTCTCAACTAAAATTGGTCCAGTGTATGAACTTCCATAAAAAGTAATTTCTAATGTGTCAAAAATTGTCTGACCTCCGAACCTATAAGCAAAATATGGTTTTAATGAATCTAAAGCATATGTTGTTAATATTGGTTGTGGTATTTGACCGACAGTTGTACTAAATTCTAATTTATGTGAATAATTTGGATTGTTAGTTGGACCACCATTAATACAAGTTAATGCGTCAACATTAACTTTTGTAAAATCAAAACAATTTAAATCTGTATATTCTATACCTTCTAATTTTATTTTTGATATAACTGGAGTATAAATTCCAGCAAGAACTAACACTTCAGAAGTTCCAGTTAATGGATGTTGGTATAAATATAGACCAGAATAATCCATACCTAAACCAGAGGTAAATACAACATTTGTACTACCAACACCAGGACCGTACCACTCTATTACATAGTCCGTGACATTTGTTTCACAACTTGCCGTAATAACACCAACAGAAATTACACCAATTGGGTTCTGGTTGTAAAAATCAAAACCAATATCACAACTTTGACAAATTGGATTTATTGGAGGTAAATTACAGAAGATACAACTTCCTTCATTTTCCGGACCATATTCATTAGTAATCTCAATTTTATCAACACCACTTATATTATCAACTAAACCAACATAAATAAAACAAGTTGAAATTCCATTTACAAAACCACCATAAACATAATCAGGTAATATTGGATTACCACTTGAATCTAAAATATTTTGACTCGAAAAATACTCAACCCCATTAAGACAGTCAACAAATCTTTTACTATTAGCACAAGAAATGATTCCTTCTAAAGTATTAAATGTTACTAATCCGGTAAAATTACAAGGTCTTGAGACATCTGGTGTTGGAGTTGGTGTTGGTGTGCTTGTTGGTTGAGGTGTTGGTGTATATGTAATTCCAGTAACAACCATTGAAACACCACCACAAATATTTATAGGTGATGCTGTTGGTGTTGGTGTTGGAGTTGGTGTAGTTGTTGGTGTAATAGTTGGTGTTGGTGTAACAGCACAATCAAAAATAGCATCAAAATCAATATTACAAACTTGTGTTGGTGTTGGTGTTGGAGTTGGACAAGTACCGCTATTAAAAAAAGAATCACAAAGATCCGGACAAGAACTCAGACAAGGACTTTTACCAAATAAAAGACAAGGCCCGTCTAAAACTGTTGACAAACACCAACAATTTTCAATTATTGAATAATAAATTAAATATGTTGAACCAGTAAAATAATCATAACCATTGTGTAATCCAGGTGCAATCCCATAATTATCGTCATACAATCCAGTCCCACTTATACAATATACACTACTACAAGGCATTAAATTACTATTATTTGATTTATTTGGCAACCATTATCATCAACAACATTAATGTTAAAACTTGTTAAACTACTAAGTACGATGGGAACCCCAAAAGTGTATGGTAAATCACCAGAATTAATTGTATTAACATAATAACAA